AACCCAGTCCCAGAGGCTGACGACCTTTTCAAGTGGTCTGTCGATGTTCATAATATAGTCAACAAGCGCCTAGGAAAACCAGAATTTTCATATGAGGACGCATTTGCTAATATAGTCACCGTGACGGCACCTCCTCAATTTGATTTCAAAATTGCATTTATTGTCTTGCTCATGTTTGTAATTATACTTCTAATTTTAAATCGTAAATAGAATTAAGAAATGGCTGGCGGTATCTTTCCAGGTCGGCCATTTTCTTTTAATGTAAAATGCATCGTGTTTACTTTGCTTCTTGCCGCGGGTTATTGGTTCGCCCCACACAAGAATCTCTGGGTCCTCGCGTTCCTGTTGTGGTTCCCGTACATCGCCCTTGCGTGGTACGATTATGCGTATGCGTGCCGTGACAAGCTCGATCCAACGGTCGTACCATTTGGCCGTATGATTTGGCTCCCTTTCAAGCCCCAGGGCTACAAGGATGAGTTCCGCAAGATGGCCGACGAACAGATTCAGACTATGAATCGCGTAGATCATCTGGTGGGGTGGACTGTGGTCGCCGCCGCTGTGACGTGGTACCTCATCTCGACCCGAAAAAATTAGGGTCTTGTGAAGGCCACCTCAGGTAAAGCGAACAGGTATTTATCTAATAATGAGCTATGAACGGCTCACACATGTGGAGCATATCCTCAAGCGCCCCGACACTTATGTCGGATCCCTCCCTCCCGAATCTGCCTCCTATTGGATTCGAGACGGGGAGCGTTTCAAGCTTTGTGAGCTTTCTGCTTCACCTGGCTTGGTGAAAATCTTCGATGAGGTACTGGTCAACGCCATCGATCAGTATTCTATGCACCCCAAGAAGGTTTCTAAGATTGAAGTCGTGACGGGCAAGGACTTTGTTTTCGTTCGAAACTACGGCGTATCTATCCCAATCAAGAAACACGAGACCGAGAAGGGTTCAGATGGCAAACCCATCTGGATCCCTGAACTCATCTTTGGGCACCTTTTGACCAGCTCCAACTACAACGACGAGGAACAACGCGTGACGGGCGGTCGCAATGGTTACGGTGCCAAGTTGGCCAATGTATTCAGTTCTAAATTTCACATTGACATCAGCGACGGTAAGAAGGTCTATTGGCAGGATTGGACAGACAACATGAGCAAGGTTCAACCCCCAACAGTCGCCACCTCGGCCGACAAAATCTCTCCGTACGTCTCTGTCACTTTCTATCCAGACTGGAAGCGCTTCGGTGGACCGGGTGAATTCGTCAAACTCGTGGAGAAACGCGCGTGGGATGCGGCGATGTGGTGCTCAAAGGCCCAGGTATATTTGAACAAAGAGTTGCTCAAGGTTCCGAGTCTGGAGGAGTATGCTCGGATGCACATCGGTGACGTTCCCTTGGCCAAAATGCACACGGACAACTTCGACATCATCGTGGCTCACTCCACTTCTGGAGCGTTTCAGCAGTGCTCATGGGTCAACGGCATCTCCACGACCAAGGGTGGCAGCCACGTAGACAAGGTCGTCAAGGTTCTATGCGATGCCATCGCGGCTGACAAGCGAGTGACCGTGAAACCGGCCCAGATCAAGGCGGCGCTCTTCGTGTTTGTCCGGGCCGTCGTGGTCAACCCCACATTCAGCAGCCAGACCAAGGCTGAGTGTACTTCAAAAATTACCGATGCCATTGATTTGAAACCAAAATTCGTCAAGGATGTCCTGGCGACGGGAGTCCTGGACGATCTTCTCGCTCTCGGCCTCGCAAAGGTTGACAAAGAGCTCAAGAAGACAGATGGGGCCAAAAAGTCGCGCATCACGGGCATCCCTAAGCTGGACGACGCCAACTGGGCCGGTACCCACAAGTCTCACGAGTGTACGCTTATTATCACCGAGGGTGACTCGGCGAAAGCCCTTGCCATTGCTGGTCTGAGCGTTGTAGGCCGCAACGCGTTCGGCGTGTTTCCACTCCGGGGAAAGCCTCGCAATGTGCGGGACGCGACGGTGAAGCAGGTGACCGATAATGAGGAATTTTCCAACCTCAAAAAGATCCTCGGGCTTCAACATGGAAAGGTCTACGGGTCACTACGTGACCTGCGCTACGGTCGTCTGATGATCATGACCGACGCGGATCTTGACGGATCGCACATCAAGGGCTTGGTCCTCAACATGTTCCACGTGTACTGGCCGAAGCTGATCGAGCTCGGGTTCGTTGTTTCAATGGTCACACCCGTCATCAAGGCGGGGCGCGTTTGGTACTTTACGGAGGAGGAGTATAGACAGTCTCTGCAAGAGACTTCGGCCGGAGGCCCCGGGGCCAGCAAGTTCCCTTCGGGAACTTCCGTGAAATACTACAAGGGTCTGGGCACATCCACGTCGGCCGAGGCCAAGGAGTACTTCAAACAGATCGAGCGGCTCACCGTCGCTTTCGGCGCGGACCCGCACATGAATGAATCCATGACATTGGCCTTCTCCAAGGCACAGGCCGACGACCGCAAGGGATGGCTGACGAATCATATGGCGGCCCCTCCCGCGGGAATTCCATATGGGCACATCAAGTCCCTTCCCGTCACCGACTTTGTGCATCGCGATCTGGCAAACTTTAGCGCAGAGGACATCAAGCGTTCGATTCCTCACGTGGTGGATGGTTTGAAACCATCCCAGCGCAAGGTGATTTACGCCTGTCTCAAGAAGAACCTGACGACGGACATGAAGGTGGCGCAGTTGGCGGGATACATCGCGGAGCAGACGGCGTATCACCACGGTGAAGCGAGTCTGCAGGGCACGATTGTGAATTTGGCTCAGAATTTCGTGGGCGCCAACAACCTCAACCTCCTCGAGCCCTCTGGACAGTTTGGAACGCGGCTGGCAGGTGGCAAGGATGCGGCCAGCTCCCGATACATCTTCACGCGTTTGAGTCCTATGACTCGACGGATATTCGATCCGGCTGACAATTCCGTTTTGAAATACGTGATGGATGACGGTCAACAGGTGGAGCCGGAGTTTTACGCCCCTATTGTGCCGATGATTCTGGTCAACGGTGCAGAGGGCATCGGTACCGGATTCAGCTGCTACGTGCCACCGTACGACATTGAGATCATCAAGCATAACATCCAGTGCGCGCTCGATCAGGTCCCCATGGCCCCCATGGTTCCACACTTCAAGGGATTCAAGGGCAAGGTGACCAAGACGAAGGATCACACATGGGTCCTCGAAGGCGTGGTTGTGAAGGAGGGGTCTCAGCTACACGTGACAGAGCTCCCACCTGGTCAGTGGATCCAGGATTTCAAAGAGCACTTGGACGCTCTCGTGGAAAAGGGTACCATCCAGAAGTTCGAGAATCACTCCACAGAGACCACACCCGACTTTCGCATCTGGGGGGCGGAGGGTCTGAAAGACGTGACCCGGGAGCTCGGGATGACCAAGACGATCCACACCTCGAACATGCACCTGATCGGCCCGAACGGGGCGGTCAAAAAGTACAACAGCCCGGAGGAGATCCTAGTGGACTATCTGGAGGTCCGGTTGGCCATGTACAAGAAACGCAAGGCTTGGCAGCTCAAGCAGCTCGAGACCGAGGTGAATTGGCTCTCTGAAAAGTCGCGATTCATCCGAGACGTGGCGGTGACCCCTCGGCTTCACGTCTTCAACACGCCTCTCGAGCAGATCCACGCCCAGCTTCGGCGTGAAAAGTACGACGAGACGCTGTGGCCCAAGCTCATGGACATCAAGACGTACCAGTACACAAAGGAGGAGGTGACGAAACTCGAGGCTCTATGCGAATCCAAGCGGGGCGAACACGCGAGACTCAAGGCTACGAGTGTGGTGCAGTTGTGGAAAAATAACCTGAGTGAAATTTAGAGATGGCCAATCAGGCCTTTGACAAGGTGCTCGACTTGGAGCGCAAGGCGCAGGCGCCAGTACTGGACTTTTTCAAAAACAAGGTTCCACAGGCTTTTGAGAATGTCCTCAATTTTGAACGCAAAATTCAAAAGGATGTTGTGAATTTTTTTAAAAAGGAAATCCCTGAACTCGTCGTCCCGCCGCCCGTCGCACCACCCGCCTCCGTTCCAGGTGTGAATATCGTTTTGAATCCAATTGAAATTAACGGATTCTATTTGTTGACCGGAAATAACTATGTGACATTCTACGCCACCACTAATAATCCAACTCGGCCGACCCTCAGTGACAGCTGGGTAGCCACAGGTATTACAGGCCTTTCAGGACAGCTTGCGGTCACGCTTCCAGTGGACACCAATTCAAGTATGCAGCCTCGGGTGGTTGCGATTTCAGACACCACGTCAGAGTCTTACATATGGTCTTTTAACATTCAATCGGACACTGAACAGATTGTAGCCCCCTATCAGACCGTCACGGGCGCAACTCTTTATCCACCTGGTCAGATTGATTACACGTCGCTGAAGCGGAAGGGTGTCATCTCAGGTTATTATGATGTTGTTCAGAATGTCACGAATTACATATTAACAGCCGACCCACCCGCAGGATTTGGTATCGGTTGGACGGTTGAAGACCTCACAGGACTGCCTCCTTGTCGCGTCGTTTCATATACCGATCTGACTTATAAAAAATGGATTGCCGGCACCCTAGTTCCAAAACGAGAAATGTTTGCCATTCTGACTCCCATCGATGGGAGCACACCTGAAAACACAAACGAGCACGTTTATACAAAGGCCATCGTCAAAGAACCAGGGTTTATGAGTACATTCGTTCCTGCTAATTTCACAAATTTTGATAAAAGCATTGAAACTTCTCTTCAGAAATTTCAAATTGAAATTAATCAAAACGTAAAAGGTGGAGCAACAACAGTACCTCTCCGGGATCTCAATACTGGTTTTAAATATGAAAATCAGGAAAGAGGGCCTATGAGTGACGTGGTGGGTCGCGGTTTCAGTTCAGGGTCTGTGATGGCTCTGCACGCTATAGGTCCACAGGAGGATCACCTCCTCTTGGAAGATTTCACAAAGTCTCAATGGAATCCTGATTTCAAACGTCACACCAACTCCGTCATGTACCAACGCGTCATTCCTTTCCCACCTCCCAACCCTTCGTACCAGAATCAGACGATTCAGTTAGAGCTTTTACCCACCGAGCTCGGCCATCTCTTGTCGAATATGTACCTCAAAGTGACCATGCCTGCTTTGCCCGGCGGTGCGCAGTACTCCTCTCAGATTGGACGCGCCTTGATAAAGCAGGTGGATCTCCTCGTGAACGAGACGGTCATCGAGACCCTCTACGACGACTGGTACATCATTCGCGACCAGTTGTTCCTGGA